GATTACACGACGACAAACATCATGCCATCTTTCCTTAGTTCCATCTTCCTTCATGCGAGAATATGTACGAATAAAAGTAATCTCTCCAAGTGAATTTTCTGCTGCATCCTTAAACCCAAATGGGCTTTCTTGGTTCTTGTATTTTTCTACGAAATCCTCTGGAAGTTTAAAACTAAAAAAATCTGACATAATGTGTATCGTCCTTTCAAAAACGGATTAAGACCTAAGTATAGCAGAGTTTTATAAAAAGCAAAACTCTCCCCTAAATAAGAGGTTGAGAGTTAAGAATTATTTACCACTAAATATATGATTTATCTCTATATGATTTATGTTAACATGTTTAGGCAGACTTGCTACCCATCTTATGGACTCAGCCATGTCTTCAGCAGTTATAGCAATGTCTCTTTTTTCTTCTTGTGTATCAATTGTTCCTGGGCAAATTTCAGTAACTTTAATTCCATACTCTGGAAACTCTAGCCTCATAGTATCTACCAATGCCATCATTCCTCTTTTAGCATTTGTATAGTTACCTCCTGATCTATAAGGAAACTTTCCTCCTAGAGAACTGATAAAAATTATAGTAGCAGAGTCTGACTTTTTCATACACGGAACAAAGAGTTGAGATAGATACATTGGACCAGAAACATTTATGTCATATGCTCTTCTAAAGTTGTCCATTGTTTCATTTATAATACTAGTTGGGGCAGAGCCTCCTCCTGCATTATTTACTAGCAGATCTAGAGTTATATCCTTATACTTATCATAAAACTTTTTTATTTCATTAGCATTTGTAATGTCCATTTGATAGACTTCTACATTGTCGCCAACAAGCCCTGAAACCTTAGACAAATCTCTTGATACCGCAATAACCTTATATCCACTTTCAGATAAAAGTTTAACAGTTGCATAACCAACACCTTTACTTGCTCCTGTAACAATTGCTGTTTTATTATTTATAGTGTGTCCCATTTAAAATACTTTCTATATTTTTCTAAGCCAATTGCTGTTGGATCTACCCACCAGTCTTCGTGTATTTGTCTAACAACTAACGAATACCCAAGAGAGTCTAAAATTTCTCTTTGTGCATCACGCATTGCCGTATTTCTCCAGTACATGTTTGAGTCGTGCTCAAAAGTAATAACTGTAAATCTATACTTGCTTAGTGGAACTGCAATTAATCCGTGTAGGGTTGTATAATGATTGCCAGCAGGACGTCCGTCTGTTTGATATCCAGCATCAATATCTACCTGAAGATAATCTATCTGATTTGGAAAATTGTTTTCCTCAAAGTATTTTATATAATCAAACTTTGTGGCATCACCAAGAATGCAAGGATTTTTTCTATTTTCAGATACTTCTTTGTGTAGTTCTGGAACAATTTCAAAAGAAACGCCTTTCCAGTCAAACTCATTCTCAAGTCTGTAGGTATTGCTTCCATTTTTTGAATGAGCAGCACCAAGTTCTACATAATATCCTTCTTTTTTATTATCAAGTAAATTCAGAACGAATTGTTCTTGATCACTAAAATTTTGATACCCTGCAGACACGTTAGTGAATCCAGTGTTGTGGAACCATTATCTTTTCGCCACTCTTTACTAGGTGTGCAGTGTGGTGATATGGTGGTGATGGAGGAAATACTATAATACTTCCAGCCTTTGGTTTAATAGCAAAAGTATGATCTACTCCCTTTTCTGCTTCTGAAAAATCTGCTGGAGGTCTTGTCTCTGTCAATATTCCTCCTGGAGAAGCAATAGTAAATGAAATCTCTCCACCTTCATAGTCATCGTTTAGATACATTACAAAAGAAACCTTCAGTCTATCATCTCCTTCTTGCTGATCAAAGTGTGCACCCATAAATGTTCCTGCTTGATACTTTTTAATTGGGTACATTGGAAACAGTTTTGGCTCATCTGTGATTCCTTGTGCCTTGGCATAATCTCTTGCTACATCATCAAAGGCTTTTTGCAAAGTGTTGTAGATGTATTTGTCTTTTTCAGTTGCTTCGGCTGTCAAAGATATGCTCTTGTCTGTTCCGTAGACGTACATCTCTCCGCTACAGGCCATCCACTCGCCCCACTCATCCTTGTTGTCATTCTCAATTGCCTCAACAAGTTTCTTTGGGTCTTCAATTACATTTGTGTAATAGTAAACTTTTTCCTCAAGTATTTCTCTGTCCATTTTATATCTCCTTAGTATTTATTTTTCTCATAAAAACCTGTTACCTTCATAAAGCCTACAGTAACATATCTTATGGGTCCTTCTCCTACAGGCCTTACTCCATGCTCATATTCTTCGTTACCTGGGAAAATAAGCAGTGTTCCTGGCTTTGGCCTTAAGTCTGAATTCTCTTTATTTTTAAAGAATAAAGTTCCATCCTTGTAGTCATCGTTAATGTATAGTATAGCAGCATATCTAATGGATGGATCTGTATGCTGGTCTGTGTGAGACTTTAGTTCAACCCCACCCTGCATCCTTTGTAGTGTTCCAAAACCAGCAAGTTCTAGAGATGGGTCTGCAAGTGCCAGAAGTCTTCCAAGTCTTCCTTGAAGGGTTACGCTTATCGGCTCAGTAACAATGTTTAGATTCTTGTCTGCCCAATTTTGAGTAATCTCAAACTTACCTTCTGCAACAAGATTATCTACATCATCTCTTCCAAACTTTTCCATGCAGAATCTAGCAAGATTTTTTGTATACTCGATCATCCAGTCTTCGTTTGGAGTAGTCTCAATTATTTTTAAAAGAGTCTCTAGTTCTTCAGCATCAATAAAGTCTTCTATAAACAAAACGTTTTCATGAAAAACTTCAGTTTTATATCCAGCATCGTCAAATTCTTTTTTTAAAAAGACGCTCATTTATAGATCCTCCGCCTTGTACTTATTTCCATCAGAATCAAGTTTCCAGCCTTGCTTTAGAAGATCTTGCCATTCGGCTCTTTCAATTTCTTGTTGTGCTCTGGTTGCTTTCATTTCTTCAGCCCAAGCATCTCTTAGTTCTTGAGGATAGTCAGACTCTTCTCTATCATCCCAGAATGAACCAATGGTATATCTAACTCCACTAGTTATAAGAGTTACTTCGTGCATATTGTTAAATCCCCCGTCAAATGCAGCAAGCATTCCAACTTTAGGTTGAAGGCTTATGTCTTGGTCTGGGAACTGCAACATTCCACCTTCAAAGTCATCATTCAAATATAAGAATGCTGCATATCTGCTTCTTGTAAAAGCACCAGAGTGACCATGCTCATCAGTGTTGTCAGAATGCTTTCTTGCATATGCTCCTGGCTCCCACTTTTGTGTATGATATCCAATTTGAGAAATTACCTTTGGATCAAGATCGTGAACACTTGCAACAGCATCGATAATGCCTTGTTTCATTTGTGAAAATATGTCGCTTGGCAAGGACTCATTCTCTACATGCTCGTCATTGTCTTGTGGTAATACTGAAGAGTAAGACTCATAGAAAGATATTGGCATCCATGTAATTAATCCAAGTTCTGCATGCTTATCTAAAACCTTTACAAGTTTAGCAGCAGTCTCTGCATCAATAAAGTTTTCATAAACAACTATGTCTTTAGTTATTCTTTTTTTGTTTTCTAGGTTCAATTTATCCTTCTTTCTTTGTCAGCATTAATTTTATTTGGGTTGTCATTTCTAAACTTTTCCATAATATCTTGTTGCATTTCTTTCCACTTTTCCTTACCAAATTTTTCTTCATTCTCAAGCCACTCTGAAGCACCGACAGAATATTTTGTCCAGTACATTCTTGAAAGATACTTTGAGTTGTGATTTACAGGCATAACTCCATGAAGATAGATGGACTCTTCAGACATCAGAAATTCTGGATGTCCTGATGGAAAAACAAGAAGATCTCCAGCCTCTGGCTTATACATATATGCCTCACCATTTGCTATAAAGTCAATTTCTCCACCCTCGTAATCATCGTTAAAGTATGTTAGAGCAGTAATTGCAAACTTGTGTCCTGGGCTTACTATTGGCTCTCTTATGTAGTCTGTGTGGTATGTCATTGCTAGTGGGTCTTCAATGTCTATCTTGTATCTTGCTATAGAGGGCCCAGTGTATTCCCATTCCTTAACATCGTTTCCTCTTTCATCTTTAATATCTGGCATGAGTCTATTTTCATCAAAGTCAACATTGTTTTTTGCAATGTAGTCTTTTGTTGCTGTCATAAAATTATTAAGAATCTCTAAAAGAACTTGCTTGTGTTCCTCTTGTTTTTCTGTTGAAGTTGCTACTTTTTCAACATGCTCTATTTTTAAATTATCACTGTACGTTTTAAAAATTGGATTAATGTATTCACCAAACCTAGACCACGGTGACCACGGACTAAACAGTCCATCTTCTTCTCCTTGTGATTCTTTTAAAAGACTATAGGTTTTGTCAATGTCTTTAAAAAGACCTTTGTATACAAAAATCTTTGGATATATTTCAATTACATTAAGAGGCTCTGTCATGGTTTTCTATCTCCTGTATGCTCTGTAATCTCCCAGAAGAATGGGCAGGTGTATCTAATACCACTCTTAATCTCTGTTACTCCGTGAACATAATTCATGTCCCCTGGGAAAAAATAAGCAGCACCTTTCTTTGGTTTAAACTGAACACCTTGCAATGGGAAGTATAACTCTCCACCCTCATAGTCTTCGTTTAAATAGAATAGACTTGAAAGATCGTAGTTTGGAAAATCATTTGGAAGTCCAGCATCTGGTCCTTCATGTAGTTCCTTGTCTGCGTGAGGCTTCTGAAACTGTCCTGGAAGCCATCTAACGATAGTTGTGCCCGTAGGGATAACCTTTACCTTATAAAACTCTTCAACTATTGGCTTAAGCCTTTCAAACAGTCCTGCAATTATTGGAGCAATTGATGGATCATTTTTGTTTAATGTTGGACTGGTTGCTACTCTGTCTTTCCAATAGTCTGAGTCATAAACGACTGTTCCGTTTTCATTTACATGGCTTTCAGTTACATCCCAGATAGTTAATGACTTTGCAGCCTTTTCTAAAAACTCTATCTCTTCTTGAGTCATAAAGTTTTCCAACTCAACAATCATTTCTTTGCCATTGCCAAACCAGCCCGAAGGTGTCATTGACGGCTTTCTTTCTACTACTGTGTATTCGTCCATGTTCATATTGTATCACCATTCATATTATTTTTAACTGAAAGTTTTAAGGCTTTTACTTCGTGAGAACCCAGACTTTCTCCCTTTTCGTTAACAGCATCTCTATACCAGTCTGTCCATTGACCAGACTTATTGACTTCTTGTGCTGCTTCTCCATAGGATCTATTTGCATTTTCTTTTGACCTATCTTCATCTTTATATTCAACAAGTTCTATAGTTGTGTTGTTTAGACTTGTTAGAGATATAGGAATAACAGTTGCTATCGGAGTTCCTGCTTTTATAACCACTCTTTGATTTGCTTTTCGTGCTTTAATGGCTAGTGGCAGTGGATTAGGATAAAAGGATGTGCTAACCAAATTAGACATAGTCTCAAAGTCTTCGCTAAAATAGTTTACTGGATTAATTGTCCAGATGCTAATGTCTGGGTCTGTTCTAAAAACCAAACTAGTATTTAAACTTATAGAAGCCTGACCTCTTCCAGCATAAGAACCTGTCGGACTAAATATTTTTACATGCTGATCTGTTTGATCAGTTATTCCATCCCACTCAAACTCAATATCTTCTGTGCAAGAAAGGTTCCATCCAACGACGTTTGCCTGTGTTACTGGAAAACATCTATATGCATGATTCTCTGAGGTGTCGTCCATCCAATCTCTTTTGATTGACATTGGGCTAATCTCAAAGTTACTACCTTGCATCTTTTCTACTGAGATATTTAGCATTATTCATTGTCCCACTTTGGATCATACATGTCTGGTGTATGATACTTTTTACTATAATCTAGCATTGTTACAATTGAGTATTTTGTTCCAGAGTTAACTGGCATTGCTTGATGAGGATACATAAAGTTAGAAGGGAAAATATAAAGATCTCCAGCCTGTGCCTTAATATTTAATCCTTGCAATCTAAAAAATAACTCTCCACCTTCATAGTCATCGTTTACATATGCAACCAAAGATAGTGTACAGTTATAAGAATAACCATGATCATGATGCTACATAAAGTGTTGTCCTGGGCCATACTTGATAAAGTTAAATGCTTCCCAATATTTTAAAGGCATTATGTTGTAAATTTTTCTATAATCTTCTACTGCTGCTGCTTGTGCTTCATAAATATCTTGCCATAGTTCTTGAAGTTTGAGAGACTCTTCGCTTTTGTCTTGCTCAATGTCTGTCTTTTTAAACTTAAAGTCAACGCAGTCTCTGTAGTCTGGCATAAGTTGCTGATATCCTACATATGCTGGCATCCAGTGATATCTTTTGCCTTCAGGAGATAACTCTCCATATCCAGCAACTGATCCTAGATTGGCTTCAAGTCTGTTGATTACGTCAAACTCTTTTTTAATTACGCCTCTATAGCAAATAATTCCATTGCCAAGATCTTCTTTTTCTGTCCATGATTGCATTTTATTCTCCTATTTGTATTCTCTACGGGACCAAACTTTTTTAATATACACTCCTCCATCAGGTTGCCGATAGAACTTTGCGTTATCTACCATTTTACCATATATATCAGACTGACCTAAAATTTCTATCTCATGTTCCCAGTTTTCTCTTTTAAATGGAAGCACTTGCAGATATGGGGTTCCAGCAGGCAGTGTTCCTTCCCAGCCTTCTGCTATAAAAAATGGAAAACTTCCAAGAAGATGAACCTTGTCAGAATCAACAACTCCAGTAGTATTTAAAAATGGTAGGTCAAACCTGTTCATTGGTGTCATAAATAATGCACTGTATCCTTCTGGTAACTCTAGCCCCCATGGTGAACTCCATGCAAAATGGTACTGGTAGTATCCTTTAGGATGTTCAAACTGTGGCATTGGTGGTCTTTGTGTACAAAAGTCTTTATACTTAGGGTCATCAATTGTAACATTAATTATCCCTTGGGAATTTTTAGCAAATGTTAAATCACATGGAGTTTTAAAAACATATCCAGTTGCAAATGCGTCCATAATTGCAGGACATGCTTTCCAAGTAGGTATTTTGCCAAAATCATCTGTTGTTCCTTCTTTTGGAAATGGACAAACTTCTTTTGTGGCTTTGTAGTATTCTCCGTTTGGCATTTTTGCAAATCTGTCTGCATCTTTATACCAGTCTGGAATTTCTTTTTGTGTTGGGACTGGTGTAGAAATGTTTTCTTTATCTAACCAGGGCCTAAAGGATCTGAACTTAGCGATTAAAGACACTACTTGTGTCCTAGTTCATTAATGTCTGTCATTACGACAACACAATACTTTGTTCCCTCTTTCATAGGCAATGAAGCATGTTCATAGATATAGTTTGATGGGCAAAGAACAATATCTCCTATTTTTGGAGCATGTGTGTAATTGTCCATTCTTGGAAATCTAATTTCGCCACCCTCATAGTCTTCATTAATGTAGATAACAGCAGACACCGTACAGTTGTACATTGGGCCGTGATCTGCGTGTATGTTAAAGTGAGTTCCTTGTCCTTCGTATTTTACAAAGTTAAATGCCTCATAATATACAACATTGATACCCCAATATCTAGCATAATCATCAACGCATAATTTTAACTTTTGATAAATTTCTTCATGAAGATCAATAAGTTCAGAGTTGTGTTCATCTTTTGGTCCTAAGTTTTCTTGCTTAAACCTAAAGTCTACAGCATCTCTAGCCTTCTTAATTGGGACATCAGAATTAGTTACTTTTGCTTCTGACCATTTATATTTACCGTTCCCGCCAAGATTTGATTCTAAAATATTTATGTATCTTTCAGAGTCTTCTTTTGAAAATACGTTTCTGTATAGGTTAATGCCTAATGCTGGGTTTTCAACTAAAACATTATTTTCGATAGTTCTTGATGGATATCTATTTACTGCGGTTTCTGACCTATCCTTAGTAAACCAAGGGGTCTCATTTTCGTCATAAGTTGTCATACTATTCCTTTGTTTTAGTCGTGACTATATTATATCACAAAGCAATTGTTTAGAGATGTTTTATTAAACGGCTGTGATTTCTCTAGTTGATTTGTTATATGAAACCTTAGTTCCGCTAAGTGCAAAACCACATTTTACTAAAAAGATTTCTCCAGAAAATGCTGCATCATAGAGTGGTGCTTTATCTCCATCGACGTCAGCACTAAGTCTGTGAATTATTTTGTTATCACATAAAAACGCATATTGTCTATATGCATCTTTTTCTGATTGTGACAATGCTGAAAAACCTTCATTTGCAGTTCCGTCAAAAGATGTTCCATTCCAAGTAGAGCCTTTTGTGGCTGTAGACTTGTGGTTGCTTATATCCATACCAACGAAAGGAAGATCTTTTTCCCACTCAGCGTCAAGAGCAGTTTTTAGTCCCTCATCAGTTTTAAGTGCTGAGAGTACATCATAAGTATCTCCAGTATCTTTAACAATTATTGCGTACATAGTTTAGATCTCCTTTAGTATAGTATAACATATTTATTAGCACCCACAACTACCGCAGCAACTAGGGCATGCTTGCCAGCAGTAACTTCTAATACATCCAGAGCAGCCACCGCCACCGCCACCGAATGAAGGTGGGAAGAATGGTGGGAAGAACGGGAAGAATGGGAAGAACGGTGGGAAGAATGGGAAGTAAGGGAAGAATGGGAAGAAAGGTGGGAAGAATGGGAAGTAAGGTGGGAAGAATGGTGGGAAGAACGGGAAGAATGGGAAGAACGGTGGGAAG